AACTTGCTATGTTAGAAAAGATTAGGGATGTAATGAATAATACTATATCTAAATTAGAAATCTTTATCGGACAATATGCTAAACATTATGAAGGAGATTAATTATTTTCTTTTCTGCAATTCTTCAATCAGTTCAAAAAGTTCTGGACTTGTAGAATCTTGAAATGCTTTTTGTTGCTGCTTAGCTTCTTGAGTAGGATAAAGCCCAAGTTCTGATTGTAATACCCACCCTACATTACCTTGTTGTATTTGAGGTAAATGTCTAAAAATAGCCCTATTAACAGCAGGATTTAACATTTGAATAGCTCTTGTAAGTGTATCGTCATTATAATTGTCATTTGAATCTTTTAGTCCTGCTAAATAGGTAAGCATACTATCATCATCCATGTTAATAAGATCAAACATCATACCTATATTAATTAAATCAGAATATACAGGGAACCCTATACTACCAATAACAGGACCTTTACCATAGAATGCTTTTTCAGCTTCTT